TTACTTCTTCCCACTTTTTCTCTCCACTCGGTAAGTACCGCCACGTTTCTTATACTCTCGTACAAGCCATGCGTTAGCGTAGGCAGAAGGATAAACTTTAAATTTACGTTTAGCTTCTGCTTTTACCCTAGAGTATAACGCTTTATTGACAGGTACATTCGCCACGCTTTTTACCTCCCTTCTTCTTCTTTTTTTTCTTTTTTGTTGTTGACATTCCGTAGCCCATAAGCAAAAAGAGTAACTTAGTATATTCTAAACGCAGTCTGCCCTAATGTCTCTGGTTTTGCTAAGTTGAATTGTTGCAGACAAAGATAACCAAAAGCATCAAACGCATGGTCCACTCCCAGATTCTTATTAGGTAAACCAGTATTCGGTGCATAAGTTAAAGTTCTAAGTGCTTTTATCAATTCTTTACAACGAGGATGTATTAACGTCCTTCTATCGCCATTAGCATCATACAAGGCAGTATTAACAGCAGTAATCTTATCTCTAATCTTCCAAGGGCTTCTAGGGCTCATTACGGTAAAACCAGACCTTCTAAGTATCGTATGATCCGTTACACCAACTCCACTTGTCTTTCTTGCGCTTCCAGTAGGGTCAGGACAAGCAATAATTCTACGATCAACTCCATATCTTCTCGTAACCTCCTCTGCAAAATCCCATGTAGTAGCACCTCCTGTCAGCATGATCTCATCAAAAACATACAAAGTATCATTATGTTTTACAGCACAAATTCCTGCCATAGGGTCAACGTTAAAATCTAAACCTATTAACAAAGGAAGCATATGTAAATCTGCTACTTCCTTATCAATATTTTCATCAGCAAAACTAACAGCCACTAATCCAGTAAGATTTTCAAAACTTGCTTCAAATTCTTGTCTAAATGTCCTCGCATCTAATTGCCCTCTTGCAGCTTCAACCTCCTCTTTTGCTACATTACCCCCCTCTACGGTCGTAAAACTCCATCTCTGCCAATCCTCCCATTCCCTCTCCCCACAAAAACACCACATATCATAAAACCAACTCGCAGTTCCATCAGGTGTTGAAATAAACAGTGCCCATCCTTGTTTATCAGCCAATGCTGGTCTAATAACTTCGGCCCAAACATCTCTATCCATAAACGCAGCCTCATCCAATACAACACCAGCCAAACTTCTTCCCCTTAATGCCATTGCATTTTCTGTTCCCTTCAACTCAATACTTGATCCATTAATCAAATCTAACCTTAAATCAGTTTCGTTTTTAGCTTGCACCCATGTTTTAGGTGTTAATCTCTTTAACTCCTTCCACGCAATATCCTTCGCCATCCGATAAGTAGGAGCACAGTAAAAATATACCTCCCCAGGTCGATTAATAGCTCCTCTTAACAACTCAATGCAGCTTAAATAACTCTTCCCAAACCTTCTCCCAGCTACCAGCAACCTAAATCTTTTCTCACTATTAAATACCTCCCCCTGTGCAAATCTTAAACTAACTTCATTAAGACTCATAAACCCTTTTTTTCATAATATTACTCATTTTCTTTCGCATTTCGCACTTTTGCAGCTATCATCGAAATATTAACACCCCTCAAGATCAAGTCCGTGGCTGAATCTTTTATTAACAATCTTAATTACGATCTCCCTGCTCCTCAACGTAAACCTCGTGTTCAAAAATTTAAAGGCACAAACTCAAGAGCAGTTATAGAAGCTCGTTGTCAACGCTTATACTCTCGGCAATTAGAAGGTAAAACTACTCGTCAGCTTGTTATAGAACATTGTAAAAGAGAAGATATCTGTGAAGCAACTGGGTGGACTGATTGGAATAAAGTTAAAGAATGGAATGATCAAGATTGGCTCAAAGAAAGGGATAAAATGATTCCTCGTCTTCAAGCAATGCGTATGCGTCTTTTTAACAAAGCTATCTCAAAAGGTCAATTACAAACAGCAGCACAAATACTAGATTCTCTTGGCAAAGTCGTTGGTGAATCAGTAGAAACAGTTAATATCCAAGCTCCTGAACTTGCAATTCGCATAGAACCTAAGCAATGAAGATTTAGAGAATATATTTAAGTTGCCCGCCCAATGCATAGCAGTGATAAATGTTACAACACTACCCCCTATATGTACATAATTGTTAACTAATGTTAAGATATTGATATTACTTGACATAACTTGATAGATGTTTGCTATTATGTAGATATGGAGGAGGTATAAAAACTTTCTTTCATAGCACCATAACATTTTAATACAAACATGAAAAAACAAGGTATGCACGCCGATAGATTTTTAAGCTTGATGATTAGGTTCGGTACTAATCTTAAAAAGATTAAAAAAGAACTATCACCAATAGCTTACGATTGTTTTAGAGAGGCTATCAATAGTGACAATATGGCATATGCTCAGCACGTTTTGACATATCCAGATTTTTACACTAGATACAAGTCCCTTAAATAGAGTACTTTCTAAGCTTGTCTAACAGGTAGTAAATAAGTCTAAAGACATTTACTACCTAACTTAAAATAAAGCCTCTTACAGGCTTACACTAACTAAACACAACAAAATTATTAATTATCATCATGAAATTTTATTTAATTTTTATTATTTTTGTAACTTTTCTATTGAGTAGTTGGGGAAATGATCACCCTATAAAAAATGGAAGGTTAAACGAACGAAATCAGGTTATACAAACTTTAATAAATGATATATAATGATATCATTAAAAGATTCTCTCAAGGTTTAAACACCTTGATAGAGTCTTTAAGACTCTTATTAAAATTTATTTTATTAATTACTCATGAAAAAAAAGTATTTAACTTCTAATGAATACAACAAACTAGTTGTAACAGTTCAAAAGTCTGCTGATTACATTACAGACAAAGAAAAAAAAGAATTTGATTTAATCTTTGAAAAATTATTTGTTATTACTGAAGATGACATTATTTTAAATGAAGAAATCAACCACCCTATAACTAACTCTTAAATGAGTTAGTTTATTTTATTTATTTAATTAAAATCATGAAAACGATTAAAGACTTAAAAAACTATGTGAAACAAAATTCAAGAATAGTTTTAAAAGATTGTATTGATACTGAATGCTTTCATTATTCAGAATGGAAGTGTATACAAGATATGAAACAAGAAGTTAAAAAGAGATCAAAAGAAATTTATAAAGAGTTTAGAGATATTTTAAATAAAGATAATATGCCTTTAATAGTTGGTAATTATGGAAGTACTGGAAGATTAAGGATTGAAGAAAATAAAATACATTACGTAGCTGGACAAGATGCAAGAATGGAAATACATAACCATTTAAGAGCATATTTAGAAACAAATTATAGATAATAATTTTATAAAGGTATCTAATAGAGATATCTTTATAAAACTATTTTTTATTAAATAGTTTTAACCGTACCTTATTTTATTAATTAATTATGAATGTTTTAACAGTAGGCAAAAATTTTGGTGATTTTAAAACAAAAACTGAAATTTTAGACCATTATAAATCTAATAAAGATTTTAGAAATTTAAGTCCCTTGGTTAATGGTGCTTATGTAAATAAAAAAGATGCTAAAAGGTTTAAAGTATCTAATTTAAATGTAAGATATAAAAACCTTACTAAAATAGCAGTTATTGACGTTAATAAGGATAAACTGTTATGACTTTAGATAAAGTTTTTACTAAGCATGATGATGCATCACATGGTTGGTTAGAGGTTAGTTTTGAAGATTTAATTGATTTAAATATTCAAAATAAAATTTCTAATTTTTCATATATAGATTCAAATAAAAAATTAATCTATTTAGAAGAGGATTGTGATATGACTTTATTTATGAAGTCATATAAAGAAAAATATAAAAAAGGTATTACATATGTAATAGATAATAATTTTGAGATACATCCTATAAGAGATTTACCAAGCTATATAAATTAAAAAATAAATTGATACTTACTTTAAAAGGATTATTAAATTAATCCTTTTAATGAAAGTATTTATATATTAATTACTTTCAATTTTAACTTATTTAAATTAATTAAAAAATGAACTTACTTAAAATGAGTAAGGGTAATAAAAAGTTATCAAAAGATACTTTGATATTATCTCTACCAGCGGGGAAAACTTGCTTAGGTGCTAATGAATGTAAAGCATTCGTTGAAGTTAACAAGGATAATAAAAGAATATTAAAACGTGGTGATGAGTGTTTATTCACTTGTTTTGCTGCTAGTGAAGAACTTAGATATCCTAATGTTTTTAATAGTAGAAAATATAACTTTGATTTAATTAATAGTTATGTTATGAATAAGGATTTAAAAGGATTAACTGAATTAATTAATGAATCAATACAAGTTAAAAAGAAGAATGTTAACAAGGTAAGAATACATGAGAGTGGTGATTTTTATCACCCTTTATATTTAGAGGCTTTTAAGAATGTAGCTAATATGAATAAAGATTTAATCTTTTATTGTTATAGTAAATCTTTAAAATTATTTATAAATAATAAATTGCCTAAAAATATGTTTTTAACGTGTTCTTATGGTGGAAAGTATGATTATTTAATAAAAGATAATTTTAAAAGGTTTAGTAAAGTTGTATTTAGTGAAGCTGAAGCAATGAGACTAGGTTTATCAATAGATACTGACGATAGTCATTGCTACCAGGGTAAAGGTAAGAATGGGTTCGGTTTATTACTTCATGGTATGCAAGAAAGCGGAAGTGTTGCTGCTGAAGCTTTAAAGATTATCAATAGGAATAAAAAACAACTAGCTAAGGTATAAATAAAAAAATATATATTATTTAGATTTTAAAAAATATAAAAATAAAAATTTAAATAATATATCGTAGTCAATATTTTGATTATTAAATGAGTGATTGTAGGCAGTCATGAATGAATCGAATTCGATAGAGTCATGAATGTCATGGTCATGAATGAAAGTCTTAATATTTGACATGAATGATATACATAAGCATATATTTATGATATCATATATACATAATTTATTAAATTAATTAATCATGAATGAAGACAATTTACGTTTAACAGACGTACAAACAAAAGCTATTAAAGAATTAGCAAAAGCAGATGCAAGACCAGTGGATCAGATGTTGCATTTAGTCATGAATGAAGGCTTTAACTGGATATTTAATGAATTCTCAGAAAATATTCAACCTTATCAAGGATGGCCTGATAATTGGAAAGAAATTTCTAAAGAATTAGAAGAAGAATATAAAAAAGCTTTAGAGGTTGAATAATGTTAGATAAAGAAAAGTGGGAATACTCTAAAGAAGAAGCTAAGGATTTAGCTCAGGATTATCTTGATAAAGAAAAAACAAGAGCAAGTTGTATTAAATATTTTATGAGTCATTTTAAAATATCAAATGCAACTGCAAATAGATGGTATAACAAAATTTATGATGAATTAGTTATACCTGATATACATAATGCTTTAGAGATTAAATCTTATAAAGATACAGTTGAGACTGAAATAGAAAAAGGTATGAAAAAATTATCTGAATATACATTTGCAGAAAAAATAGAAATTTTATCAAAAG